GCGAGGACCGCTTGGGCTTGCCTGACTTGCAGGGAGTCCGATTCGACACGGCCCTTGGTGAACCAAGCGACCGCTCCACCGACGATTGCTGCAACGCTCCCGACGATGGTGGTTTCTATCAGGTTCACTCCTTACCCTTTGTTTTATCCAAGGCCATCCAACCAACTGACAACAAGGTCAATACGGAACCGATAATTTCGGTGAGCGTGGCTGCATCAATGATACCTTTAGCGACGAGGGTTCCACCGATGAAGGTCAAAAGGTGGCGAAGTAGTGCGATGACTGCTGATTTCATAAAAGGGAGTTTTGGGGTTTCGGGTGTTTCGTTGTTGCGTTTGCGGAAGAGTTTCATAGCGATTTGAATTGGTTGTAGTCCTCAATGTATTGTTCCTCCCAACCTGCAAAGGCGTGGACTCCGCAAGGTTCGGGCCAAGTTTCGTACTGGGTCGCATCTTCGGGAGCGTCGCCCTCCCAAAGGATGTCGTAGCACACAAGGCCGTCCAAGACCCCAAGGTCAACCGCAGCGGTCGTGCCTGTGCAGAGAGCCAGCACCTTGTCAGCGTCGGCCTGCTTGGGAAAGACATACTTGCGGAAGGTAGCCATTAGAGGGTTGTAAGGGCAGCGAGTTCTGCGTTCGTGAGCCTTGTGGTGTAGAGGGCGGCAGCACGGACTCGCATAATTGTCGTTGGAGCATTTATCGTTGGCAAACTAATAAAGTTTGAAAAAGCAATTGCCGTCAATGCGTTTGCGGGTGTTCTTGATGTTGTACCCGAAGCCAACAAATTCCCGTTAGCGTATGCCGCATAATTGCCATTCGCATAGGCTATTGCTCCTTTTATGACTGTTCCGCTAAGGCCGACATTTGTTCCTATTAAGGTAGTCCCGCTAACTTTTAATTCAAAAAAGCAGTTTGCTCCTGATTTGCCAATGACAATAGAGTCGGCTGCATTGTTTCCAACATATAAAAAGTTTTGACCCGTCCCTGATGCGTCTGCTTGCATTTCCAAATACACCGTCCCCTCGGTCTGCCCGATGCAGCCGCTGACTGCGCCTGTTACATTTATAGCGTCTGCGTTGCGGGTTATCGGTGCGGTGGTTGTGGGGATGTAGGAGGTGGCAACGGAGCCTGTTTCAATTTGCGCTCCCCAAGCGTAGGCCGTGAGGTTGAGTGCGCCTGATGCGGGCCAAGTAACGTCGTTGTTACCTTCGGCAAGGTTAAAGAGTACATTGCCAACAAGGTCGCCCGCTGCGATTGTGTATGGAGGCGAAATCAATCGATACCACCCGTTGCCGTAATTTTGAATGCTGGCTCCAGTAGTTAAAGCCGTACCGCTTGCAAGGCTGAAGTACGATGTTGCCGTTCCGCTTCCACCCGTATATGATGTAAATTGAAGCGCACAAAAATTCAATGGATTGGTCGCTCCTGCCTTAACAAATAAACTAAAGGTATAAGCCCCTGCTGCGCTGATTGTTGGCGTGAAGCCAGTATAGTAAGCGCTTTGAACCGACCCCGAAGCAGCCCCTCCAACGTACTTGGTTATACTTCCGCTTGCTCCATCGGGTGCAAGAAAGTCCGTGCTTCCCGTTGTAATGGTCAGGCCTCCCGACGCAGCAGACAAGCCGGATCCACGAAGGTACTGGACGTTAGGCGCACCGTTGGTCGCAGCAGGCTCCACCAGCAACGCAGGGCAGCCAGCCGTTCCACCGCTGGTGTAGTAATCCAAGCGAGGCACACCCGAAGCCACCGACTCAATCAATCCGCTTGCGTTGACCCTTGTTGCAGTCGTCGCACGGGTAACATTGAAGTCGCCCGATGCTCCCAATACCAAACCGCCCGAAGTCGTAGCGACTGGGGTGTAAAGTTTGCCCGTTTTGAATCGTGCAGGTACTAAAATCAGCGATGGTGTCGGCATTATTAGAAATTGTAGATGACTGCAAATCGATTGAAGAGGCAACCATTCACGGCAGCCTCGGCAGCGGTTGCTCCGTCAGCCGTAGCCCTTGCATTAAAAGCACCCCAAACCCCGGCAGCAAGTCCACCGATGAGCATATTGGTCGGGTAGCCGTAGCCGTAGCCGATTAGCATTAGAGGAATGTGTAACCGATGACGGAACCTGCGCTTGGAGTAACGGCTGTAATCTTACCGCCATTGCGACCGCTGATTACGATGCCAGCGGATATGGATGCGCCCGACAAGTTGTAAGCGGTTATCAGGTTCTCACTTCCAGTTCCAGTAAGGGTTGTAAATGTGGCAGCAGCGTTGACTATTAAGAAGTCGTAGTTTTTCCCGGTAACGGTTCCGTTGATAAACTCCATCGTACCGCCCTGTCCGAGCATTTGTTGCAATATGGGTGTAGGCATTTTTTAGCGTTTAATTGTAAATGTCTTTTATGTGGGAATTTCACAAACGGAGTGAGAGTAAGGAATCTCAAAGGTCATCGTCGCCTGCCACCCTGCCGTGCGGTCATCCCGGCTCTCTACGAAGCGTGTAAGCGATACGCTGGATGAGAGGGTCCAGTCCTCGCTTGGGTCGTTTGTGAGGGCTGATATGAAGTCCTGTGCGATTTGCAGTTGGTCGCTTAGGACCTCGTCCTCGTTATCCTGCCAACCCAGCGTAGGGCTGCCCGAAACCACTCCGCCCATCGGCTTAATGGATTCAACACGGTCAGAAAAGTAAACCCCAACCACCAAGTCCAAAGTGCCAGCGTCAGTATTTGCAGACTGAACGTCCGCAAAAACGAGCGGATAGACGATACGCTCACGGCTTGGGGTTCGCAGGTTGATGGTGTTGTCCGTGCCTATCGCCAACGGGTCGCCCGTCCCGAACGAGTTGACCTGTGGATGAGCATTTGCAAGGTCCAGCAGGGCTTGCTTGATTTTTATCCAAGACATAGTTTTGCAGTTTCAGTATGTTCTTCTTGTGTGCGCCCATCGTTAGCAGTCATTACACGCCCCGAATTGTCCGTAGGGGTAGGGGTAGTCAAGGTTGCTGATTCCCATCCTCCTGTTGCGGTCCAAGACCATCCCGGTGCGGTAGTTGGTAGCGTTCGGGTAGATCGTGTCAAGAGCAGAAGGAGGCGAGTTCCACAAGGGATAGGAGTTGCGGTTCTCCATCAAGTACCGGGTAATGCGTTCGGAGTACCACTCGGCATCGTTCTTGACCTTATCGGTCAGCCGGGTAATCTCTTCCATGCTCATTTGCGAGGATTCTTCGCTCGTTCTACGGACCATGCCCTTGTTCATGTATTTAAAGGCCAACACCATGGGCAACTCGTAGTAAAGCCATTGAATCATTGCGGGTTGGATGTAATCCTCCAGCAGCGTTTGATTGAGTGCAGACGTTGAACCGCTGACCACTTGGCTGACGAGTTCCCCGTACAACGGAGAGCCAACGATTGGCTGAATCCGCATCTCCTGCACCTTAATGACCGTAGGGCGTATCTGCGTGTAACTGACGTTCTCGTTTATGATGCTATTGTCCAGTAGCGTTTCTTCGCTGATAAAGAGTGCCTTCATGCCTTTGAAATTTTGTTGCCTTTGCGGATTACCAACTGCTGCTCCCATACATGGCGACATTGGGGGCGATTCACTCCGCTCGGTGTGTGATACCAACCGCCCCTGCGATTCCATACGGAGTAGCCCATGATTGCAGAAATCCCGTCAATGTCGTCCCGTGTGTAAACCTTGCCCTGCCCGGCCAAGTCAAGCATGACCTTGCAGAACTCACGGCTGGATCCTTTGTCTTTGTTGCTGAACCCTGTGGCCCATGCGTACTTGTAACGGACCTCCAGTACAGGCTCTGCGACCTCCTTGACGTTCTTGGGCAGGTTCTGCTCGGCAATCTTGTCCACCGCCCGGCTGATTGGGTAGCGGTCTTTTGTGATTAGGTAGGCGACTCGCTTGGCGACCTTGGCTTTGCTGACCCCAAATTCCTTTGCCATTTCTTCAACCGATGCGTCCCGGTTCTTCTTGCGGTAAGCCTCAATCTTCTTGTCCAGTTCCTTTTCTTCCTCTCCCAGTTCAGCAAAGGCCAAGCGGATGTTTTCGTCTATGTTGGCATCGAACCGCATCGGCTTGGAGTGCATCACATGGTAATCGTCTGCATGGCTTCCAAACTTGCTCGCAACCACCTCCAAGACCTTAAATTCTTCTTCGCCCCAGCCGTAGTCCTCATCGTCTTCTTGACCCCATTGAGGTTCGCTGAACTCTTGGGACTGCACTCCGAGCATCGTGTCAATCTCTTGGGCTGATAGGCCGAATCCTGCTGACAACATGGTCCGAGCCATTTCCAACGTGATTTTCTCCTGCATATACTGCCTGACAATACGCATCAGGTTTTGGTACTCACGGCCTGACAACTTCTTGATGTTGTCGTTGCTCTGCAAGGCTTCAACGGCTTGGGGTTGCTCGTCGGGTTGGGGATTAGGTCCAACCACGTCGGCAGGTTTCTCCAAAGGTTGCAGACCTGCCTTTTCCCGAAGTTCGTCTTGGGTCATTATCTGCAAGAGAGCCTGTTCGCTTAGTCGCTCCGTGATAGGCTCCACCGGGATAAGTTCCATACCTTCCACGCCATTGAAGGAGCCGAGGTAGTTAATCATCCGCTCCACTTTGCGCACCCGGTCGTTGACGTAGGTCGCCTTGAATAGTTCGTAAGCCTCTACTAATTCAGTCCTTCCTCCGAGTTGGCCCTCGGTTTTGACACCGAATAACGCTGGATTCGTTACACGATGTGCGATGAATATCTCTTGCTGGATGGCTTTGTTCAGTATCTCGAACTGCTTGTCCATATCCGAAGGAGTCAGCGGTTCAAGTGTCGGGGCCTTGGCTGCATCGTCGTTGAAGGTTACAACGAAGCGACCAGCGTTGTCGGTTCCCGAAAACTTGCGTTTAATCTGCCTCTCAATGTCCCCCTGTTCTTCGGGGGTTGGGATGCCGTTGTTGAAATTAATCAAGTAACCGCCCCAAAAGTTGTTGCGGAGGTTGTTGTTGTGGAAGTTGGCGACTTGCACGTCTGCCTCAATCCAAGCGTTCCCGCCGATGTATTCGGGCAAAGGATAGTGCTTCACGCCTGCTGCATAGACCCGATAGTAGAACAACTGCTTTCCGAGGCGATTCTCCGGGTCGAATGCAGGGATTTTCTCGATGTCCCCGACTTTGGGGAAGAGTTGCATCATGTCGTCGTTGTACCAGTCAGCGACTTGAAACATTTTCTCCTCCTTGTCAACACGGATTTTTTCAAACGGAACGTGTTCCATCTTGGCGATGGTCCCAAGTTTGGACCAAGTAACCGCAACCGCAAAGCCGTTGAATAACTCCAAGTCAAGGACCAGTTTCTCGGTAATGTCGTTCAGGTCCTCCGTGCTTGACATTCCGTCGAAGAACTTGATGAACCGGGCCTGTTGCTCCACGGTCAAGTCATCCCCTGCCTGCCATCCTCCGCCCATGATGTAGTTCACCTTGCCGTTGACAATAGCGTTGTGCTTGCTGCTCCTGCGATAGTTGTCAAGCAGGTAGTAGGGGTATTCGTTGGCAAAGCCGTAGGTGATGTATTTGCCGGAGCGATTTTCCAGCATCACGGGAACCTTATGCTCTATCCCCAACCATTGGGTGAAGTGTTGAGTAGATTTATTACTCATAGCGTGTGGATGGTAAATGAAAGAGCCGAAATCGTGATACTTGCACCGCTATCGATTGCGTTGACGTAGATGGTGAACTCGTCGTTGACCGCACCCGTAACGTAGGCCTCCGTGTAAATCGCATGACCGTTCGTGTGAGCCGTTGTGATGTCAGTCATTGACTGGTCTATCGGTGTACCATTCTTGGCGATGTAAACCTTGATTTGGTGGTTGTTGCCCTGTGCAAAGACCATGGATGCAGCGATGCGAAGGGTTGCCCCTGTTGTGCCTGTGTAGGTCAGCGAGTTGGTAGTTCGTGAGAAATTGTAGGTTGACAAAACGCCTGATTTCATCGTACTCGTCAACTTGACTCTTTGCCCTTGCGTAGGCGTGAAGGCCGTGTCGGTGTCGAGGTAAAGGTTCGCAAAGCCCCGTTCCCGGTCAAGCGTTGCGGTGTCTGCGAGGTCGTCGAATAGACCGCCTACACGGGATGCGGTGTTGGCC